GGCCCGATTCCAGATCTTGAGGACACGTGGTTTGGCTGGAACCAAAACCCGACGTTCTCTCATCATGGAACGGAAGAGAACCCGTGGTCCATTTGGGATAACCCGCACATCAAGAAAGCGCGTGAGTTGCTCGATCGGACCATGGAAACGCGCATGGTTGACGAGTCCGACCCGACGATTCAACGTGAGTTCTTTGGTCGATGGGTGCGCGACTCGCAGATCCTTGTCTTCGGCTCGCTCGATGACAATCTCAACGCGTATGACGAACTGCCGGAAGGTAACTTCAATTTCGCCGCTGGAGTGGACTTTGGTTTCGTCGACTCGAGCGCAATCAACATTCTTGGCTGGCTTGGCATCGATGATCCACACATGTACGTCACTCGCAACGACGAATTCTCAGAGACCGGCGCATACAAGACCATTGACAAGCTCACAGACGCGTTTCTTCCTCTTGGCGCGCGTCTAGTTGTCGCCGCTGCTGATCCTGCGGCTGGTGGCAAGAACATTTGCGACGACCTTTGGACTCGTCATGGGCTCGCCATTGAGCCTGCGACGAAAGACGACAAGGTTGGAGCTATCAAACTTCTAGCGTCGTCGATCGCGGCTCGAGAGATTCTAATACCGCGTCATCATCAGCTATTCAGGTCTCTGCGCCGGGTTCAATGGGATCCCGATCATCGTGGCGAGAAGCTTCGCGGCCACACTCCAGATCGCGTGGATGCGCTTCTCTACGCGTTCCGCGCGGCGTATCCTCATTTCTTTACCGAGGAACGGAAAAAGCCGCCCACCTACGAAGATGAGCGGCTCAAGAGAATCCTGGAGAAGCAGGATCAGTTGAGTTGATTACTTTCCGGGTTTCCAGGCGCCGGTAGATGGATCATTCTCCATTCCCTGGCGAACCATTGACGAAACGTGCGACTTATACTCGCGCTTCTTACGCCGGGACTTGTTACTTCCGGCGCCTCTGCGACCATCTGGACGCTTGCCCGGTGTCTTTCCTGACGGACTGTACTTTTCCATTGAATTCGCCTTTCGTTAGCCAGTGAACTTGCGCCGCCAGGTAATCCCGCGATCGGCTACCCAAAACTTTGGCATGAAGTTGCGCGCGGCGAACCAATAACCGGCGTTCGCGTCCATGCCGTAATCGGTGACTTGGACATGATGCCACTCGCCGCTGGCGAGAACCTCAACGTCAATGTCGCCAGGGCGAATCGCAGGCGAGCAATCATGGCCCGGCAGCATGCCGTTAAACATGTCGATCTTCATTGGCCGATACCTTCCGGCAACTTGATTTCGCGCCAGTCAAACTCTCCGCTGGCGTCTCCATACGGGAATCTTGCTCCGAATATTCTCCCGTCTTCCGTCAAGGCGAATAGCACCGGCACATCTGGCCCGAACTTGTAGCTTAGCGCGGTGGTAGCGATCTGGATTATCTTCATCGTGCGTAAGCCCGTCCTGCGTTGAAAGCGACGATGAAGATTGCGATCGCGATAAACAGTTCAGTCATGTGCGCCCCCGTCTGGTTTGACAGCGTAACCTTTCACGCCGCCACACCATAGCGCGCTCTCGGTAAGTTGTACAGTGATCTTGCAGTCGTCGTGATTGGTATTCATGTGCGCCTGATCATCGTCGGTTTCGTAGGTGCAACCGAAGAAGAACACTGCGAGGATCAAAAACAGCAGCATGGCGCCGGCCGGGATTGCCATGTATCCGCAGGTAACCCAGTCAACCTTGCGCATGGCTACCTCGAGTTCTGATGTTGCTGAATCGCTTTCTTGACTTCGAAAGTCACGTCTTCAATGCGCGACTCAGCACCATGGGCGACATGGTAATCCTGTCGATCTGCCTTGAACCTGACAGACCATGCGTATGTGGTCCGAAGTTTCTCGATCTGAAACTCCTCGATCGTGACAATGTACGCATTGTTCTTGGTGGCCTGCTTGCCAAGCGCAGCCTGAACCGGATCCCATGGAGTTTTCATCTGCCAATCCTTTCGACGAAGGTTACCGCAAGTGCCAGCCATGCAAGGTTGTTAATAGAACGTTCGCGCCGCTCTGCCAAGTCCTTCCACGTCTCGCGCGACTCTTGGCACGCCTTGAATGCGTGTTCTAGATGATCGACGACTGACATTGAGTCATGGCGCGGATAGTGCCGATGGTAGATGTCGTCAGACATCAAGGCACTCTGTATATTCGGCCTTAACCCAAAAGAGAGAACCATCCGAATCGTCACGCACCTGACAGACGTACCATTCGCGTCCAGCCATGTCGATCATATGGTGCTGCGCCTCAGATCCATAGCGATATGGATTTTCAAAGCGGCTGACCATGTGTCGCACAACAGTTCCGGTCTTTCCCATGTGCTTGCGTCCGGCGACGATCTTTACCTTGCGTCCGGCATATGGGCGCTGCTTCGAAAGCTTGGCGGCGATGTCTTTCCAGAAGTCGACCGTGTCAGCGTTGATTGCAGGCATGCTCTTAATCTAACCTCGCCACGCGCTAGGTTCAATGTCTATTTCTCATCAATCTTGATGTTTAGATCTACTCGATCCGGGACACTGCAACCTTTGCGGCAACGGCTCGAGTGACCATGTCAGAGGTTCCCTTTCCTCCGGGAAAGGCCACGACAAGATCGACGTTTCTTGTGAGCATGTGCGCATTCCTAAGCGGTCCGGCTAGCTTTCCGTATCTATCCCAGTCTGCCGGATGCATCTCCCAGTCCACTCCGCGCTCCACCGCCCAGTCATGGGCAATCTGATCTGCCCCATTTGCGCCGCCTTCGATTATGCAAGCGATTTTGCTGGCATCATGGACTGAATCCAGCACTGCAAAAACGCGCTTGCGATCTCTGTAGTTCCTCCCGCCGCAGACCAACACTCTAACTCCGTTCGCGTTAGGTGACGTCTGATCCATGGTATGGGAGAGAATACTACCGATCTGGCTAAGGAACGAGCGGAAACGCTTGCTTTCATCGACGAATTGAGAAAGCGCGGTGTTTTCAAGTTCGACGGACTTGGGATCAGCGTCGTCCTAGGCGAACTGCCGAACACGCTGACGGTTGCCACGAAACCGGACGAGAAACCGGTTGATCTTGGCGGCGGATTGCTGGTCTCGCCTGATACGGCTCGAGACTTATTCGGCCACGAGAATCAGTAATGCAGACGGTTCAACTGGCCTTTCACGTATTGGATCGAGTTCGCCCAACTTACTACCGTTGTCGCATCTGCGAAGTTTATTTCATTTGTTCGTCGATGTGGATTTCAACGGGAATTCCGAAGTGTCCAGGAAAATAACCTATGGAACAAAGTGAACAGCATTGGGCCGACAATACAGCGCTTCTAACTAGGTTTGTCGAGCGGATTCAGTCTGAACAGTCGCCGCGCGTAAACCTCGATCGCGTGCTTTTGCGTCTGTACTATGGCCGCCCATTGTCTGTCCCTGCGCTGGACGTTCGCAGACCGTCGGCGAGTCTCCAGGATCTAGAGGCTGCAAAGCAGTCTGGTTTCTCTCTTATGCGAGAGGTAATCGACGCCGCTATGGCACTCGTGTGTCGGTTGCCGGCAATCAAGGTGCTGCCGATTGGTCAGCAATTCAAGATTCAGCGCGGAGCTAAGCTCATGTCGCGCTACTTGAATGGCGTTTTCTACGAAAACAACGTCAAAGAACTCTCGCCGCAGTTGTTCCTAGATAAATGCACAACTCGCCTAGGCGCGCTGAAGTGGTTTTTCGATGAGACCACGAACAAGATCAAGTGCCAGCGCCTGAATAGCCTTTGGTTGCTTTGGGACGACGCTGAAGGTCCGCAACCAAAATCGTTGTATTACCAGTTTCCCGCGAGCAAGCGCGCATTGACCGCTGAGTTTCCTGAGTACGCAAGCGAGATTCGCGAGGCTCCGCGATGGGATCCTATCACGGTTCCGCTCGTGGAGTTTCATCGACACCACGAAAGCGATCACGTCAAGTGTGTCGAGGCTTGGTCACTGCCGGTTGGAGACAAGCCTGGAAAGCACATTATCCAGATTGGCAAGAACACCAATTTGGTTGAGGAAGACTGGGAATATGATCGCTTTCCCGTTGTGCCAGATCGTTGGTCCTATGGGTTTCGCACTTGGGGCGGTCGTCCGCTTGGGGAAATTCTTCTTCCTTATCAGTTGTGGAATAACAAGATCACGCGAATCATGGCGGAAGCAAGCTCCGCTGCCGTTCCGAAGTTACTTCTTCATGAGCAATCGCAGGTTGTAAACGGAATAACCGATAAGATACTCGAGACAATCAAGTATCGCGGTCCGGTTGCGCCTCAGGTTGTTGTACCGACAACCATTGGCGTTGATCTGTGGAAGCTGCGCGAGACAATCAAAGCAGAAGCCTATGAGGAAGCGGGAGTAAATTCCAACGTCGGACGCGGCGCCGCCACAGACGGTAGCCTGGTCTCTGCACCTGCGCAGAGAGAGAAGATGGACATTGCCTCTACTCGCCTGATTCATCCCACGCAAATGGGTGAGATGTTTTGGCGTGAGTGCGCGGAAGTTATTTGCATGCTTGCGGCTGACAACGCCGGCAAGATCAAGTCAACCGCGCCAATGGGAAGTTACCTGCAAGATATTCCTTTCGAGGATATCCAGCTTGCGATCGGCGACTACGCAATTGAGGTTGCTTCAACCGCCGCGCTTCCTCTCACGGTAGGCGGACGCATTGATCGCGTGAACGATCTTCTTCAGATGAA